GATACAACTACCAATCATCTAACGCCACCGACCACAAGAAAAAAACTAGATTTCCGTCTCGGTCACTTCGTGCATACCGTGCAGGGCATCTACCGACCGGCAAAGCATCGCCAAGCAAGCCTCCAGGGAGTCTATCCCGTCATCGTGATCCCCATAGGGAAACGCTTTGGCCTGAGCGATCAGCAGCTCGTTCGATGCCGTCTTGCGGAACCGGAACCGGCGATCGTTGAACCACTTCCCAAGCCTCTCGATCCTGACGTTCTTATTGACCGTCTGATTGACGAGGCTCGGCGGGTCAGCGTTGTACTCCATTTCCTGGCACAGCTCGTTGTAGGGGTCAGCAAGGAGGTCTTGCCATGCGTTCGCTTCGATCCCAACGAATGCGGTTCGGCGCTCCCGATTCCACTCAACGAACGTCCTGAGCATCTGAGGGACTGGCCTACGCTCGATATCCGAATCCACATAGAACAAACCGTTCTGGTATCCGATCCAGGTTATCGCTTGATAGTCACCCTTCCGAGTGTTCTTGCCCTTCGATGGATCAAGGAACGATGCCGACAGGTAGCAGCTCCGAGGGTCCGGGAACTCATCATCTTGGGCCCAGATATTTTGGAAGTAGGAGTCCGGCCAGTTCGACATGGAACTGCCCTTGGGGTTGCCCTGGTAGATCGAGTCCCACCAGTGGCCTGATTGTCGCTTCCGTCGCTGCATTACCTCTGCCGGCCAGCGTTCCGGCCACAGTGCCTCGCCTTCGGCCCTCCCGAGTGGATCCTTCTTCTCGGTCCCCTCGCGCAGCGCTTGTAGCGTGATCGATCGGACCCGCAAGTCGAGCTCTTCTTTTTGCTTCTCGATGCGGCCGATCAGGTCGTCCTCATGCCACTGGGTACACAGCAGAACGATTTTCCCCCCAGGCTCAAGACGGGTCGAGCTCGTCGAGCGAAACCAATCCCATTGACCGTCTCGGACCCGCTGCGAGTACGCCGACTTCGCGTCCTTCATGTAGTCGTCGATAACCAACAGGTTCGCACCGAACCCTGGAATCGATCCCTCGACGCCAGCAGCAAGACAGCTTCCGTGGGTCTTCTCCAGCCGCCAGTTTTTTACCGCCGAGTTCGTCGGGTCCACACCGGCCAATCCCATCATCGGGGATAGCTCATGAACCTTGTCCCGCACCCACCGCGAATGATTGTTCGCAAGCGTTGCCGTGTTCGTGCAGAGTATGATCCGAGCGTACGGGTTCCGAAGCAAGAACCAAGCCGGAGCCCAGTGAGCTAGGTACTCTGATTTTCCGTGTCGTACCGGACACTTCACGATCAGGATATCTAAATTCCGATCGTTCAATAAATTGCGAAACTCGAAGTCGATCACAGCTAGATGCCGAGCCCGTTTCCATTCGCCCTTGCTGAATCGTTCGGCCATCAGCAGCGGGGAACGCATCGCCCTGGCGTTCTCGAATGCTTCCCGGGCTTGCTCAAGCTCAAGCGTAGTCATCTACAGACCCCGGCAGAATCTTTCTGTCCCGAAAATCTAGGTCGTCTGAGGAACTACCGTCGAGCATCGCCAAGACTTGGTTGACCGTGATCGTCGTATTTCCTGTGATCTGTAACGGGAGGTCTCTCGGCTTGTTGTTTGCCTGATCCATGCCGAGAAGCATCCTAGAGGCCATCAGGCGTTCTTTCGGGCTTGCGTTCGGATTCATCATCATCCGAGCATTTTCGAAGATCATCCGCTCGCGAAGTTCTGCCGGTATCGGCCAGCGCTCGTTAACGGCTCGCAATTCGAGACGCAAATCAGCGAGTTGTTTAAGCTGAGCCCCCCTCCCCGATTCCTCAGCCAGTCGCTTATTTTCTTGCGACAGCTCTGGCCAAAAAAACGAATCGGGTTTCGGCTCGCGTCCTGTCGCTTTCGACACAATGGATTGTGACTCAGGCTTCGAGCCCGTCGTTTTCTTCCCTCGTGCCGGTGACTTTTTTCTTCCGGCGCGCTTCGTCATTATTTTTTCAGGCTTGGAGAAACGATACACGGTACCGCATTCTTCCATTTTATCGCATGATGGATCCGCTGGTTCACCGTACCCATCATTTTAACCCTCGTGCAGCTCGGGGCATACATCACGCTGTAAAAACTCTTTGCGTATGTTCCGTATCGTAGGTATACGTCAGTCATCCCGGAGGCTCCAGACTGAGTTTGCTTCTGCACGAGACTGACGAACGGTATCGTCAAGAATTTATGCCCCCTGGCACCGAGTGCTAGGTACGTGTTTACGTCTTCGTTCATCTGCGAAACAAACCAGAACCTTCTCCCAGTCATGCAGAAGAACGAGTTCATTATTTTTCTGACTGATTTTCCTAAAACGCACTTGTTCGCCTTAGCCTTGCGTCCGCCGAGGAAATCACCCCCCTGTGCCATCGCAATGCAATCACATCCTGAGTCAGCCAAGAAATCGAACAACGAGGCAAAAACTCGGTCTAGATTCTTAATCTTTAGAGAACGGATCCCGTAAAACTGATCCTGATCGGTTCGCCACTGAAAGCATGTGTAATCGTCGTCGAGGACCAAGAAGTACTGAAACCCGAGTTCGGCCGCGAGGTCGTAGCAGGCATTTCTAGCGTGAGTCGTCGTCCGTCGATCGTCAAAGTTGTTCCCTTCGTCTGTCTCGTCTGCGTAAGCTTTCTTGTCGAAAACGAGAACTTTATCTCCGAACTTTTTCTCGTACTCAGCGCGTGTCTTGTCCTCGTTGTCGATAACGATGTAAACCGGCCCGGTGTATCCTGCTCGATTCAACGTCCCGAGCGTTATTATGTTGTCCGACCGGCCGTGAGAGATCACGAACACGACGAATCGCTTACTCGTCGACAGGGTATTCATCGGCATACTCCTCTGCAAGATCGAGACTGAGCTGGCAATAACCCTTTGAAATCGCGTCGTCTAGGTCGATGATAACCAGCGCGGACTTCTCCATGAGTTCCTGGATTGGCTTCGGAGCGTGTGCGTAAAACTCGGCTATGTTCTCAAAGTCGAACACGATATGCCGGCTTGCAGCAGCCAGTAGGAATGCTTTCAGCTCCTGGTCTTGGATTCCGCAAGACTCAATCTCCTTTATCAGCGACTTGCATTTTTCGTGGTCTGCTAGCTCCGAGACCGAGGGCTTTTCACCCCTCGGCTTGTAAACCGGGGCTTCGATCTTGCGAGTGTAAGGAGTATCGTCGTTCGACAGATCGGCAATCGCCTGCAAGGTATCTTTTGCGAATTCATTCAGGAAACTGGAATCAAACGAACAGTCAGTAACCAGGGTATCGAGCTGAGATGCGTCGATCTCGGCAAGTTCACTCGATGCGTCTAAAAGCAACAATGCTTTTTTCTCATCGTCAGGAGACAAGTTGACGTACTCAACATCAACCATCGTTTCCTCTCCGACGCCGAGAGCCTGCATGACTCGTTCGTGGCCGTCGACAATGTGTCCGGTTACCTGATTCACGATGACCGACTTGATGAACCCTAGTTCCTCGATCGAAGCGGCTACGACCTGACGTTGCTTTTCAGGGTGCCGACGATGATTGAACGGGTTTGCAAGCAACTGAGAGGCTGCAACCTTTGCGTGGCCTACGATTTTTGACTGCCAGCGAGACGGTTCGTTTTTCGGTTTCTTTTTTGCCATGGTCACTCATTGGGGTTCGAAGGAACCAACAGAGTAACCCAAGATCGAAACCAACGCAACAAAGCAGAAAAACGCAACGCTACTTTTTTAGAGGCTGACTTGTGCTTTCTGACTTGAAGCGATTGCCTCAAGGATTTCCGATGGGACCACCCATAGGCCCTGAGCCCCTTTGACCTGTATCGGATCGATCGCTTCGACGTCTTCAAGTATCCAGCACCAAGGCCCTTCGGTATGAGCATGATCGAAAGCCTGCTTCCATGTTACCTTCGCACCTGGAATCAACTCGCTGCCATTCGTGACTGGATGGAATGCCATCCTTTGCAATTCCTCTCGGACGACACAAGCGGATAGACGCGCTGTTGCAATTATAGATCCAGTGGGGTAGCCCTTGACCTCTTCTCGATCCAGGTATTGCAGTCCCTTTCCAGCATGGATCGCCAGAGGACCACGGTAGGAAGTGTACCAACTTCGGTTCTCGACCCACTTCTCACCGCTGGCAATCAGCGAGGCGAACGGTTGGCTTATCGTTAATGCTTTCATGATCTCGATTCATTCCTTGTTTAAGAACACCAGTAGCCGCAAGCTATTGCCAAGGCCACATCCCACACGTACCCCTGAGACTCAAAATGCTTTGCGTCTTGGATCACTTCTCGGAAGTACCCGGAACGCTTCGCCCTTGCCAGCAGCTTGGCCGTCTGTTTTTCGATCCAGTCTGTCGGTTGGGTCATGGCTCTACTTTGCTTGCTGATCATTCGAATTCGATCACTCTGCCAACAGCAGGGACCACGTGTGTTTTTTTAGTCTCGCGTTTGGTTTCCTTGACCTCAGCAACTTGCTTCGATCGCTTGCGAAGCTTGAGACACCTGCGACGCCTCGACGATCGACCCAACGCAGCGCAGGACTTCGAGCAAGACCTTCCCCAGCCTCGATCAACGTCAGCCTGCCGGACCTCGATTTCTTTACCGCAGTGCTGGCAGGACTTCTTGACCATCTTCATGGCTCTACCCTTTTGCCGGACTCCCGGAACTTGTCATCCTCCACAAACTCAACCATCCCGAGCCGCTGCGCAATCTGCCCCAGTTGGAACTCGTTCTTATGTCGCGCCCAGAACCCAGCACAGCAAGCATTGTCGCTGTGATGGCAAACTCGATGCCCCTTGAACCCACCGTACCCGTCAGCCACATCAGCCTCAAGCTTAGCTAGGTCCAGGGGCGAGTCTGGACGATAGATGCAAGTTGAGCACTGCGTTTTTTGGACTCGCATTGCTCAGCTCCTTATTCGCCGATAGCTTCTCGGAGGGCTATGAGTCCACGTTTCACCATCGCCGCCGCGGTAGGATTCGAGACCCCGAAGGCCTTGGCAATCTGCTCGAACGTCAAGTCTTCGTAGAACCGCATTTTGACCGCCATCTCGATGTTCGGATCCATCCTGGCAAAGCCTGCTTCTAGAGCTTCGATTTCTTCACCACGGATCATCGCTGCGAGCGGGTCCGAAGTGATTTCTTGGTTCGGGTTTCCACCGTTGACCAACCGTTCGTGGTCCCGTCGTGAGTCCCGCCAGCACTTCCGTCGAGCCGATTTTGCCGTCCAAACTGCTTTGGTCCGGGGTGCTGCCCCGTAGCCTGTGAGGATCGCAATCGCCGCATCCTGCATCACATCATCGATATCGATTTTGGCCTCGACGCCTCGGATCTTCGACCGAATCACGCCACGCAAACCATCAAGCACTTCAAACGCTTCAAGCATTTCTTTGCCCTTTCAAATCTTTTCAGAAACAATCGGGTCAGCGACCCGTCACACGATCCATTATACACCCAGGCCAGATTTCGAGCACCCCAGGGCGCGGCCTAACCTATTTTTTTCATCAACTTTTTTCTGCGCGACTCAGGATTTCCAGCCGAACGCCTGGATTTCCCTTGCGAATCTCGACCTCGACCGTCCCAATCCAGGAAATTTGCCAATGGTCTCCCTCGATCGCACCGGCATCGACCACGCCATCGACCAGAGCCTTGCAAATCTGAATCATGTTGGCTCGGTCCCGTCGCTTGTTGTCCTCGACGTAGAACCGATAGTTGATTACGTGTGGACCCTTGACCGGAGACTGGCCACGAGCCATTTGGTCCAGCGTGATCATCTTGGCAATCAGCCTCAGATCCGATACCGGCGTGCTCTTGGTTCGCCAGTGGCCCTCATTGTGGGCGGTTATCCCCTTCGGCCACGGAAGATCAATTACCACGGTTTCGGATCCTTTCCTCTACGTACCACCTGACGACCGGTTCGGCATACAGCAGCCTGACCGAATGTTTTTGAATAAACCTCAAGTCATACCAATCAGGATCGCATTCAAGTTTCAATGCGAGCATTTGACCCACGGTAAGCCTCGGTCGCTCGAACCCTGCAAGCCGTTCGCCGTGTTCGCTTTTGTGACAAATCGAGCAAAGCATCACAACCAACCTTCGGTCCTCTCTGCGGGGCTTATTCGCGATATGAGCACGTTCGATCAGCCACGGTCCGTAATACTCCATCGGCTTGCGACTCGCGCCACAGGCCCAGCAGCAAGCGAATAGCGACCGCATCGCATCGTACTCGAACTTGGCTCTGTAGCCGTCAAGCTCCCAAGGCCGCAATGAGCTCTCTAAGCAAATCTCGGTTCGATCCTTCCCACCCTTTGCAGATCGCATCAAACACCCCCGGCGTTTCTTGGTACTCCACCAACTCCAGCGAGGTTATCACCAGCTCGATGTTTCGCGTTGACTCGATCTGTCTTAGGCACTGCTCGACCGATCGCTTCTGAAATGTCGATCCTCGCTCTGCGCTTGGCTTCCTGCTCCACGGTTCGCCCCTGATAAAAATCCGTTGCCAACACCCTGCCATCGTACGTCTCCTTTGCCCTCTTCGGACAGCTCAGCTCAGCCAATCGTTCCTCAAGCTCTAACGCCGTGTCGTTCGGAACGATAAGCCTGTGAATAAAAATAACGTCGGTTTTTTCCCCGTATACTTTCATGAATCCGTCCGGGAATCGCTCGATGACGATCCGTCGCGCCAAGCCTCGCTCCTGTTCCTCGCGAATGATTTCCGATCGGATCCACTCGTAAGCTGCGTTGCCAGCCTCGGTATTCATGATGCTCTTGTAGTACTTGCGGAAAAACCAGGACAGGAACCGTAAGCCCTGATCGCTAAACAGCAACCATGCTGCGAGTTGTTTCCGCGAAGTAAATTCCATCCAACTCATGATACCCTCGGTCTTGTCCAGGGAAACACATCACTTACTCGGCGATGGTAGTCGACCGATCCGTGAGCCGGTGGTTTGAATCGCAGCTCGGCAGGGTTGGCCCAAACCCCCTCTTTCGCACATCGCGCCTGCCAGACTGCAACCGCACTACTGCACGGCTTGTCAGACCTCGACATTGAGTAAAGAACCGAGACCCAAATCTGATTAGCGTTCTTGGCCGTCTTTTTCTTCTGCTTGTTGACCAAGCCTCGCATCAGCTTGAGTTCGCCGCCGACCATTTGCACCGATCGGACACTCTGCGCGTGAGCATGGCCACAGCCCGGACACCGCTGCCCGTACTGACGCCACACCTTGCACTTCGGACAGCAGATCCCTTCAACGTCCTGCGGCTTGTCTGCCTTCGCAATCCGTGTGGCTCTCCCCTGAGCAATCGTCTTGTTCGTGCATCCAAGGGTCCATTCCCTGTCCATGTTCGGCGAACCGTGTCGCCAGAAGCTCCCGCCGTGGTCTTGCAGGATCTTGTACTGATAGTCCGGAAAGTACCTTTGGATCCGTCCGACTGATTGCAAGTACGTCGCAATTCCACCGAACACCGTAGCTGCAATACCGTGATACAGCCATGGCATGTCGATCGCCTCGCGCAGAATGAATCGGTTCATCAGTACCTTGATTTCACCCGACTTGCTCATCGCCATGACTTGTCTGCGAGTATCAGGGGTCGTGTCGTAGGTCTCCAGGACGATCGAGCCGGTTGAACTGCGGTGAGGCAGTAAGCAAGTCTCACCGTCGATATGAGCGACCGGGACGCCCATCTTGGCCCATTCCTCAGCGAACCAACGCGAAGCCGGCACCGATGGAGCAAACAGGATCGTCGGCCTGCTGTCTCGGTTCAAGATCCTCCAGTTCGCGTACGCATCGCCAAATATCTTGTAGGCCCTCGGCTCAAGCTGCTTGGAGCTGAATTCGTTGTCAACGTCCTGCTTTAAGCCCGAGCAATCGATTTCGCTCGGAGAGTAGACACGCACCGGCAAGTGAGCCTTGACCCGTCGCATTTCCGAGTAGGTTCCGAAGTCGATCAGCTCTTCGTACATCGTCCCGCAGTTTACCGGCGTTGCACTCATGCCGAGCACAAAAGCCCCTCGCGCCTTGTGTCCCTGCCAAGTTGCACCGCCGTCAGTCTGGCCTCCCTCGACGATCGATATCGCCTTGTTTTTGGTTTGCAGGTGAGCC